ATTCCTGATACATGTGTTCAAAAATGGTCAAAATAAAAAACGCATCTCCTGGTAGATGTCAGGTGCCCAAGTTCACCTGCAAGCTCGGGGTCCGTTTACAGAGGATCCGAGCTACACATTGTTTTCGTCACAGTACCAAGAACGAGAGGTTTACGTGGCTGAATCGATCGAAGTGCCTTTCGATCAGCAGAATCCTCCGTTTGGTTCAACAGCCAGTTGTACAATTCCACCCAAAGGAGATATTCTTCGGCGGTTGACACTTCGTTCTGAACTTCCACAGTTGTACACGCCTCTGGGACCAGGTTATGTGTACCCGTATTACAATGATCAGGTGGACGGAAACGTGTTTGTTTTAACAAACACACAGGCTATTCAACCAGGTGATTTTATTGGATATTTTAACACTCAGTTTTTAAATTATTGGGCTACAAACTTTGTCGGTTATGCGAATATTTCAGTCGCGTATAATTCGACTCTGAACAAGTTTGTATTTACATCACCTGTTTATACAAATATTTTCTTTAAAAATGAGAATAGTGCGTCGTTTTGGGGTTTTGATATTCGTTCACCGGACTTTTTTACTTCGTCTGGTTATTTTGGATATAATTTTACTGGGGGAACTCTTACAGCACCACTAACACTTGTACAGGCGGGATGGATTCGAGGATTTACTCCACCGCCGTCTGTTGGATTTTCATACAAAGATTCGGTTGCGTGTCGGCTTGTGAAAGAGGCGCGTCTTTTGATCGGTGGTCAAACAATCGATCGGTTGACTGCAGAACGTCTCATTGTCGAAGATGATCTTGGAATTGTGTACGAAAATCAGGCGGCGCTCACGATTCTCGAAGGCAAGAATGATACATCGGCAGTGTATACACCGAGGGAGTACTATACACGTCTCACATTCAACATGGACTTTTTGAGCATGTCCGAGCTGTACCGTCAAGACGTTACTGTCGAAGTGGATCTGGAAAAATTTGAAAACTTGCCGTCGAACCTCATCACAACGAATGGTTTTTTTGATGGAGGATCTTGGCAAGTAGCCAATCTGGCCCAAAGTTACAATTATTATTCCTCAAATGTATCTACTCAACACGTAAGTAGTTATAAAAATTACGTGATCACTCGACATTCACCAGACAACTCATACAGAATTTACAATCAAGATACGAATGTCTGGAGCAAATGGACGCCGGTTTCCCCGGGGTACTCGTCTTGGGGAAAGTTTGTCGTGGTTGGAAATACAATTTATAGTACATATAGTAAATACTTGATAAAAGCAGATTTAGACGCTATACTGAGCAATCCAAACACCCCGTGGACGACGAGTACGTATTCTTATTTCGCCGACACACCCGGAACACCGTGGTATTCAGGTGGAAATAATATCGAGACTGTTTTGGCAGATGCTCGTTATTTGTATTTTTGGCACGGGTGTAACTACTACATAGTTAATGGGTACCGAACGGCTCTTTTAAGTGGATCACTCGGAGGAGATCAACACACGTGGACGCTTAACATCATAGTATTTGGAGTTACTCCCCCGTTAAGTGCATCTTCAAATGCCGCATTTGATAATCTTTTTTCAAGTTACGCGGGGTCCTATGGGTCGTACAGTAGTTCATCAAATACACAAACAGTTTATAACACAACAAATACATTGTATACATGGACGGCTTATTACACGGCTGTTCAAACTTCTGGAAATCAATACATTCCATATCGCGCAATATGGCCAAATATTGTATATTTACGATACGACACATATGCCGATTTTAATTCAGCAAGTTCGTACACATGGACTCTTGGTCCGAATTCACTCCCGTTGAGCGTCAAAGACGCATTTCCAGGTGATTATGATAACTCTCAAATTCCCGAAGTTACATATCTTTTCGAGTCGTCATTCGATGGACGGTATATATACACCGCACAGGCACAAGGACCTCAGGGAACGGGTGTGTTACGCCAAGATACCCAAAACTGGTCTGCAAATACATTCACACGTGGTTCTCAGTCTACTTTAAGCCCTTTTCCGATAGGAAATATGATAGGTTTCCCTTTCATCTCAGACGGTCGTTATACATATGTAGCCGATATACTCAGTTCGGGTAATTGGTATTTTACTCGTTATGATAACACAAAGGATATAAACTTACAATCAAGTTGGGAATACTATCTCGACAATTCGGGATTTGTGCGATCATGGGATTATGAATTTCACATCCCAATAGGGTTTGACGGAAAGTATGTGTATTATATGGCTTCCGATATTCGCGGAACTGAAGTTGCATATCGTATAACTTCAATTTACATGTACGATACCACAAAGTCGTTTACATCTTCGAGTTCATGGAAATGGCTTGATTTTAGACGTGACGGCACTGTCAATGCATCAGATGGATCACACCCAAACATAAATCTTATAATACCTCAAAACTTTTATACAGACCAATACGATAATAAGTATTATTATGTTTGTCCGTTTTACGTTGCTGTTGGCTCGAGGTATGTATACTTTGTAGAAAATAGAGTAGACACTTACTGGCCTCATAATAACTTTATTCAGTTCAACCCTTTGACAATGACATCTTCTCTCGCGACATCACTTTTGGTCAAGTACGAAAAGTACACCGAACCACCTAAGAAGCCTCTGAGTCTCTACGGTCAGACATACCTGAACGAATTCTCCCTCCATGCAAATCGCGTCTCTGAAACATTCACACTCCGGTTCGTCAATCCAGTTCGTGAACTTTGGGTCACAACGGACGTACCCCTGGCTCGGCTTGTTCTTCGTCTGAACAACGAGATACTCATCGACGATGATCAGGTGACTGCCAAGACGATTCGGGCGTTCGAGGCGCATACATCCATGCCAAGCACAAACGTCTATGTCCTTTCGGCGGCTCTCAACCCAGAGATGCTCTCTGAACCATCCGGTGCGATCAATGCGTCTCGTATAGCGACGCCGACACTCGAGGTGTTTCCAGTATCGGTCCAGTCGTCCGAAACGACCCTTCGAGTCTATGCCAAGGTGTACAATGTTCTCGAGACGTATAGTGGGCTCGGAGGACTGCTTTTTAATTCTGTATTGTAAATAGATGCCACCGGCGCCGTTTAGTCGACAGCTTATCCGGTTGCAGTTTCCAAAGGATGTTCATTTTGGTGACGACATGACGGTCTGGATTTCAAAGACGGGTGACATTGCCCGAACCATGTATCTTCGAGTCGTATGGCCAAGCGGCGCCCCGACACCCGCTCAACCTTCCCAAGGAACAGCCATGATTGACCGGGTCGAACTCCTCTACAAGGATCAACTTATCGAGAGACTTTACGGCGAAAACATCTACATGCTCCAAGACATAACCGTTCCTCAGGCGAAACAAAGTGCCCTGACAACGCTTGTCGGTAAAAACACAATCACTCCACTTGCGTCTTACCATATTCCTTTGCCGTTCTTTGTTCTCAAAAAGGGCCTTCCGCTCCTTGCACTCGACGAACCACCTCGATTCCGTGTCGTATTCCAGCCATCGACATACAAAAACCCAATTGACGTTAGTCTTTTTGTCGAATATGTCTATGTTTCCAAGGCGGAACGGGATTGGTTCACGAGTCACGAGGTGGTCTATATGACCCAGACGTTTCAGCGCGTCCAGTTTCGGATACCAGTCACACCGTCCCAAACATCCTATACATTCTATACCGACCTCGTGAATGATGTCAAGGAACTCTTTTGGGTCATTCAGAGCGATGCAGCTTCGAATGTGTACGATTATGGAACAACAGACCAACTTGTGAATCTCCGACTGACATTCAATGGTGTCGACCGGATCACACCTGATTACGCAACTGCACAATATCTTCGGGTCGCACAGGGTCTCGAGTTTCATACGCGCGTCCCTGACGGTCGATACTACATGTACAGCTTTGCACTCGAACCTGAAATGGATCAACCAACCGGGAGTGTGAATATGTCACAGGTGACCCGCCAACAGCACACGTTGACACTGGCACCGAGCGCGTCCGAACGTTCTTTACGAATTTACGCCATGTCGTACAACCTCATGCGTGTCAAGGATGGTGAGGCGACGATGCTCTACACGGAGCGCGAAGGTGGAAACGTTCCCGTGACGTCATTCCCTGGCGGACAAGTCGGAACGGGTGTCGATTCGTACATCCGTGGCACTGATGTTGTAAATAGTCCTGGAACGGTTTCTAAAATAAGTTACCAGAATTCAGAATTAATTTCTGTAAATGGAAAAGTTCAGTGGAGTGCTCGTATTGCAAGTACTGTATTTGATCAAAGTGCTGGAATAGCGATTGACTCTTCGGGAAGTTTTTACGTCGCAGGATCTTACTATTCAAATCCTTTGACGCTATACAATAAGGATGGTTCGGCGTTCGGAACAACCCTAGACAACTCTGGTTTCTATGATGTATTCATAGCCAAGTACGATACGAATGGAAATGTTCAGTGGTGTGCTCGTATCACAGGTACTGAAAATGATCAAAGTGCTGGAATAGCGGTTGACGCATCTGGAAGTGTTTATGTTACTGGATATTACGCTTCAAATCCTTTGACGCTATACAACAAGGATGGTTCGGCGTTCGCAACAACCCTAGCCAACTCAGGTTTCAATGATGCATTTATTGCGAAATATAGTACAGATGGAAATGTTCAGTGGTGTGCTCGTATCACAGGTACTGGATATGATCAAAGTAATGGAATAGCGGTTGACGCGTCTGGAAGTGTTTATGTTACTGGATATTACTATTCAAATCCTTTGACGCTATACAACAAGGATGGTTCGGCGTTCGGAACAACCCTAACCAACTCAGGTTCCTATGATGCATTTATTGCGAAATATAGTACAGATGGAAATGTTCAATGGTGTGCTCGTATTTCAGGTACTGGAAATGAAGCTAGTAATGGAATAGCGGTTGACGCCTCTGGAAGTGTTTATGTTACTGGAACTTACACATCAAATCCCTGTAGGTTATACAATAAGGATGGTTCTGAGTTTACAAACTCATTGCCACTTATTGCATCATATGATATATTTATTGCGAAATATAGTACAGATGGAAATGTTCAGTGGTGTACTCGTATTGCAGGTAGCACAGGATTTTATAATATATCTTATTCAATAGCTGTTGACGGGTCAGGAAGTATTTATATTACTGGATATTATTCTGCAAATCCTTTGACGCTATACAACAAAGATGGTTCGGCGTTCGGAACAACCCTAGCCAACTCCGGTCCTTATAATATATTAATTGCGAAATACAGCACAGATGGAAATGTTCAGTGGGGTGCACGAATTGCAGGAAGTAGTGGTAATAGTATAGGTAATTCAATAGCTGCCGACGCGTCTGGAAATGTTTATGTTACTGGATATTATTCTGCAAATCCTTTGACGCTATACAACAAGGATGGTTCGGAGTTCGGAACAACCCTAACCAACTCTGGTTCCAGTGATGTATTCATAGCCAAGTATGATACGAATGGAAACGTCCAGTGGGGTTCACGTATTGGAGGAACTGAAATTGATCAAGGTACTGGAATAGTGGTTGATTCTTCAGGAAGTTTTTACGTCACAGGATCTTACTATTCAAATCCTTTGACGCTATACAATAAGGATGGTTCGGCGTTCGCAACAACCCTAGACAACTCTGGTTTATACGATGTTTTCATTGCAAAGTATTCTTCTTAATCCTCACTTCCTCCTTGGGAGAAAACACGACCCGGATTCACCTCGGGGACGACCAACGCAAATATTTTGCGTCGACGCCTCTGAAGATGTTTGTACCGATTGTTTAGTGGGTCCGGTTTCGACTGAACCGTACCTGCGAGGACCGATAAAGTACTTGGCGGCGTCGTGTAAACAGATCTAAGCAAACAGATATATTAAAGAATAATGCATGTCTGTGTCGTGACACGCAACAAGGCGCTTTCGGCAACGACCCTCCACTCGCTTATGAACATTCACGCGTACGCCATGATGAAAGGACAACATGTCAATGTCAATTTCGTCACGGACATGTCTGGACTCCCGAAGCTCATCAAGACGGGCGAGCGAATCATCTGGTTCGATTACGGGACAAATGTCGACGACGAAACCCTGAAGAAACTGTGCGACCCATTCGAAAAAGATGTCAAGGTGCTTGTGTGTCCGTCCGTCAAAGAAGGAATCGACTGGGATATGTTCCGGCGCAAGACGCTCGCAGGGTCGTCCGAGCCCGTGTCGCAACGCGCTCTCACGTTCGACACGGACGTGTCCAAAAAGCTTGGTGACGCTTTGTACGAGGTGACCAAGACATCAGCGCGTGTATGGGCCATGGATTCAAAACCGATTGACAAGAAACTCCGTGGAGACAAGGTGCAGGTGAAGTTGCCGACCGACTCGTACGAAGCAATGTTTGACACACTCTTGCGTCTCGGTATAAAGGTTGGTGCAGCCACAAAAGCACAGGTGGTGTGCCATTACGTTCACGAGTGTCTCGGAAACATTCTAGAGACGCCCGGAGTTATTTTAAACAAGTAAACACATGGACCAATTTCCGGGTCCGCAGCCGCGATCCATCGAACGTCGCCACTTTGAACTACTTCGGTCGCAACCCTACGTCGTCTGTGAAAAGACGGATGGCGTCCGATATATTCTCCGGCGCGATGATGGCCCGTGCGAACTTGTGAACCGGGCATTCGAGGTGACACCCGTGTCCCTGAATCTCCCGCGCCAAACTGTTCTGGATGGCGAACTTGTCACGTACCGGACAGGTCGTAAAATGTTTGTGGTGCACGATGCGATGCTCATCAAGGGTCGGGATATTACACAGTGTTCGCTCACCGAACGTCTGAATCAGGCTCGTCAAGTGATTCGGTCCGTCATTCTGACACCCAAAAGTCCGTTTGGTCTCACGGTGAAAAACATGATTCCTCTGGAAAAATTTAACGAGTTGCCCACCGAGTTTCCTTACGAAACGGACGGGCTTGTGTTTACGCCCGTGAATGAACCGGTTCGTACAGGAACGCACGAGACGATGTTCAAGTGGAAGCCACATGATCGAATTACTATTGACTTTTTGGTTCGGGGCCGGGATTTGTACATTCAGGAACGCGGTCAGCTCTACAAAGAAACAGAGATGCACGTCCCGCACAATTTTCCTGATGACACGATTGTCGAATGTGGATACGGAGAGCTCGGATGGACGCCAGTCAAGGCACGCACGGACAAGACCCATCCGAACAATCGCCGGACATATCTTCGGACGCTCGTCAACCTTCGTGAAAATATAGGCTACAACGAGTTTAAAGATGTACTCGACTGTACATCCAAGAAAACATGACGCTTACCCAAGAGGTGATCAACCTTGCGCTCGGGATGAACATGTGGGTTTTTGGCGGCTACGTCAGAGATGTCGTGATTCGTGGTCAAGACACGTTCAAGGACTTGGACCTGTGTTGTCCGCGACGAACGCACCCCAATGACTTTTTGAGGGTCCTCGGGGTGCATCACAAGGTTCGGTCGATCCAAAAGTACGACATGTGCGAGTATGGATGCATGTCCAAGGATATTCGTAAGCTCATCCGATGCGTCGTAGACGACACGCTTCGCGTGGAGATTGTCGTCTATGACGGAACGTTTCATGATTGGCAGTCGGATCGGACGACCGATTTTACGTGCAATCTGTTTTACCAGTCTCGACATGTTCATCTCGGAATCCGATACGTACCGGATCATCTTCGAAACGATCCGAATCCTATTCAGACTCTGATTGATCAGACGCGCGAGGGGGTTTTCTATCGACTTTGGGACGGAACGGACACTGGATGTATCCGAAAGGTGCTTGCACGGGCAGAGCGCCTTGTTCTTCGCGGCATGACGTTCCGTGGTCGACTCATGTCCCCGCGTATGACCGGGGCCCTGTACGATCATGACCAACTTCGCTACATTTGCAACCGAATCGAGGATAATATCATTCAGGTGCAGCATGACCGATCCGTCCAGTCGTTTCTCCTCTGTCTGAAACGTCTAGATATTCATCTTCCAGAGGATATTACGCGGCGGATTGTAGGCGATCATCTAATCGACCTGTAAACCGAATGTTTCCGACGTGTCCGAGTGTCGTCTGAACGTCTGCAAAAATCTGTCCACCCATCATCTGCCAGCGTCGACAAAACGCATAATCCTCCGAAAGATAACGACGTGTGTCCGGATCAATCATACAGTCGAATACGGCGCAGTAATGATCGAGATCCTTGTTTTGATGATCGTTGACACAGTTGAGTTCTGGATACTTTTCAAACATCTTCTCGAATACAGAGCGCTTGATGAGCAAAAAGCCAGTTGGACCGTCAAGCACTTCGGCAAAACCATTGAGAACCTGTGTGTTTTGATACTTGAAGTTCATGACGAGCGCCGCGGACAACTTTCCGAGATCTCGCGTGTCACCCGACATGACGGCGCGCTCAGCCTGGTCCCACATCACCACCTTTTTGGGGTAGACGGCGCAGGACACCTCGTGTCCGGAATCGATGAGTCGCATGACAGACTCGGGGTCAAAGTGAACGTCGGCGTCCACAAACAAGAAATAGTCCGCCTGGGTCTTCTGCATAAAGCGCGCAACGGACAGGTTTCGGGCCCGGTGCACAAGCGATTCGTTTTCGGTCGTGTCGAGCATCATATGAACCCCACGAACGGCGCAAAGACGCTGTAGACGCAGGACAGACTCTGCGTAAGCCTGAAGACACACGCCGCCGTAACATGGGGTGCTCAAGAAAAGATATGGCATTCTTTATGTTTAGGGTGTATACTCTTTAACAATAAATGGTTCCTTGAATCCGGGGTAGATTACTGTCGTCCACTGACCATTACGAAATTGTCCGCCGCCAATCTGATTATGGTAAAACCACTGTGCGCCATTTGGTATGTTTCCAAATTGGATTGCACTCAGAAATCCTTGACGTCTTACGCCTGGTTTGAGTCGTCCTCCCTGAAACAAAAAGTTGTGTAGACGCTGCCGAGGATGATATATTTCACCTTGTGGAGTACGATGTGTCTTTGGGAGACGAGCCATGATGCGCGACACCTGGACCATAATGTTTGTCCGTGGAGACCTCTGGCGATGTCTGGACCGAAGACGGGCGATTTGAGTCACAGCCTTTAGAAGAGTTTTTTGCCTGCTCCGACGAGTCCGGGCACGTTGTGTCGCGGCACGCATGGATTGCGATGCGACTGCAAGACGACCGAGATTACGCTTTGATAGTCTCGAAGTGACGATGTTCTGCACTTCTGATGGCAAGTTTCTCATTACTTTTCGCGAAGAAGTTTTTTCGCCTGATCGACAAGTTTCGGACGAAGTTTTGGGGTTCCGAGGTGGTTCAGGATGTCAATAGCGGATGGGTCAAGTGGATAATCCTTGAGAATCGAAAAGTCTTCGCATTCAATGTACTTTCGAATGACGGTGAGTGCATCTCGATCAAGTCTCGTCGAATCAATTTTTTTGAGTCGCATGCAAATATTCTGAAACTTGGACCATACGCTTCCTGGGCGAAGTTTTTTTGCGCCGAGTCGACTTGCAAGAATGACAGCCGGACGAACACACCCCGATTCGACAAAGTATGGCATGAGGGTGTCCCATGCACCCTCTTTATAAATTGTCTCGTCGTAGACGTCGGCAAGGCTGAGTGATTCTGCAATAGACGCACATTCTTCAATTGTAATTCGTCGTGCGTCAGTATAATTCTCTTGGATGACACCGAGTGTATACCCGTGCTCATGAACAGCCCTGTGAATATATTCAATCGGCCGTGGGTGCGAAAGCATCACCTGGACAAATTCGAGAGGTGTTTCAAACTGATCTTTGGCATCCGAGTGATGGATGACACGCGCAAGAAACGCCCGGAGATCACCCTGACACGATTCGGCGAGGGCACGGTCAGTCGAGTGTGCAATCCGAAGCATATCATCGACTGATAGAACAGGAGCCTGGACAAGCACCACTCCAGGTATGTCGACTGGTTCGTGCGAGACGATAACCGTTGGACCTTTTGAGAGTGGACCATGAATTTCACGCACGCCAATGAGGTCCTGGACACTCTCCCAGTTGTCGATAACGACCGGTGTTTCGGTCCATCGGAGGCGTTCCAGAAAATCAAGGGTGGTTTGCTTTGATCGAAGAATGTCGTGATCGAGCCAGACGGGATTCGAGAGGTGACGTGTCACGTACCATGTCTTGCCTATACCGGTTCGGCCATAAAAGCATGTTAATTTTCCGGGTGCGAACTGTGTCTCTGTGTTTTTTGTTCGTCGAACAGTAAGAAACTCTTCCATGGACGAGACGGACGAGTCTCTTACAAAGCAAATTTTAAATATGGTGCTCGAAAATAACGCGTTTACACCTTACATTGTCGTGTGGATTGTGTTTAACCTTCTTTTGCTCACCCTACTCGTTTACATTTCGATTCGCGTGTCACTCAAGTGAACCCGGCCCTCGACAATGTCATGCAGGTCAAAAAAATGCTTCTCGCGCGTATGCACATCCCGTGCGACCCAGAGGCCTTCGCGTGCCAAAAACTTGGTCACGACACACTCGCGAAACACGGTTCGGCGGGACGTTTTGGCGATCGGCACCGTCGCGCTCAGGCCAATTAGGGTGTACGCATCATACTCGAGGACGCTCATTATGTGTCACACGGCATAAACTTTTAATCCTCGGTACAGGTATGGAGGATCCGATTCTGGCACCGAATCTGGCACGCTTTACGACATTCCCAATTCGGTACCCGGACCTATGGTCGCTCTACAAAAAGGCGGTGGCGTCGTTTTGGACCGTCGAGGAGATTGACCTCTCGGCCGACCTCAAAGATTGGGATCGTTTGACGGCCAACGAGCAACACTTTGTCAAAATGGTGCTAGCGTTTTTCGCCGCCTCGGACGGTATAGTGTTTGAAAATCTCGACCTAAACTTTACAAACGAGGTGCAAATTTCAGAGGCTCGGTCATTCTACGCATACCAGGGATTTAATGAGAGTATCCATGGTGAGACGTATTCGCTTATGATTGACAAACTTGTACGGGACGTTGAAGAACGTAACCGATTGTTCCGAGCCATCGAGACTGTTCCGGCGGTCCGTCACAAGGCGGACTGGGCCTTGCGCTGGATGGACCCGAGTATGCCGTTCAGTCAGCGGCTTGTAGCGTTTGCGTGCGTCGAAGGCATCTTCTTCAGTGGGTCATTCTGTGCCATCTTCTGGCTCAAAAAGCGTGGTCTCATGCCAGGCCTTGCGTTTAGCAACGAACTGATTAGTCGAGACGAAGGTCTCCATCAAGAGTTTGCCGTGACTCTCTTTGGTCACTTGGTGAGTAAGCCTCCACCACAGACTGTGCTCGAGATTGTTCGGTCGGCAGTCGACATCGAAAAGGAGTTCATCACGGACGCCTTGCCGTGCCGCCTCATCGGTATGGACGGTGACCAGATGCGTCAGTACATTGAGTTTGTCGCGGACCGACTCTTGGTCCAGCTCGGTCAGCCCAAGTTTTGGAAGACGACCAATCCGTTTGATTGGATGGAGACGATTTCTCTCGAAGGCAAGACAAACTTTTTCGAAAAGCGGGTCGGTGACTACTCTAAACACATGTCTGGTGAAGGTGACGGAATTCGATTCGACGAAGAATTTTGAATGTACATTCGGGTGACGTAGTAGACACAGATGAGATTTCCAAAAAGTTCGATGATCATCATGTCAACTTGGGCCAAAAGGATGTTCATGTACATGAACCAATCAAACCATCGGTATATGCACTCGCCGAGTGAAATTTCCTGAGCATATTTCACCGTAAAGTCATCTTTTGGTTTGTCATTCTGGACATTTTGGATGACCCACGGTGAAATAATCTCTTGCTGCAAAGTTCGAACGACAGTCGACACTATCGTGTACATGACAACAATCAAATATTTACCGGCACTGTCTATTTTTGTGCTGAAAATAGACAGTTTCGAGTTGGGTCCAAACCGAAAAAATGTTCCATCGTCTTTTCCATCGACACTAAAACAGAGAAATACCAGACAGAACCCGGCCCACCCGAGCATGCACCGCATAATAGTGTGTTTTTGCATCTAAGAAGTATTCACGAAATAGTTTTAACCTTTTCTTATTGTACTTGCTGATCTACGAAAATGATTTATTTGTCTGATGATTTCCTTCTCTACTTCATTGCGCCGAATTCGTGGGTCTATTAATGCTCCACAGCCTTCGCGTTCACGATTCGACATAATCCAAAATACTAATTTAATGACTTGATCGAGATCTAATTTTAGATTATGAGAAAGCGTTCTAAAGTTTGGTCTGACAGCTCCACACATTCTGAAGTTGATAAGTTGTTGTATAGCAGATTGTCTTCTTCTTCCAACAAAAGCTGCGTGAAACGGAACAATTTGTCTCAGGGATGCTCGTACCGCATTCTGAAAATTTCTACTGGCTGTACCTAGAGCCACTGCTTCCTGTATGTGACCTGTACTTATAAGACTGTTTATAATTTGTCGGGCTGAATTTGCTGTTGGACTGTTTGTAACTTTTTGTTTACCTTTTTCCTTTCTCCAACGATTCACAGCCTTCTTATAATTTTCGTTGCTCCCGAAATTATTTCGTTTAGGAGATGGCATGTTATTACATGTTTATAAAAAAAACGCACATCGAGAATGTATATGAACATCCTTCTGGATGTCGACGGGGTTCTCGTGCGCGATGACACGATTCTTCAGCGTGTCCGGAACAACATTTCACGGTACGTTCGTATGAAGGTCCCGCGGGCAAAGAATCCGGATCGCCTCCGGGATCACCTGTACCTTCGTTACGGACACACCGGGCGAGGTCTGACACAGGCACTCGGCATCCCGACACCGGATTTTAACCCGTACATCTATGATCGTGAGACGCTGGACACCCTCGCACGGTATCTGACGACTCCGAAATTTCGAAGCGACGCCTACGTGGTTCGTTATCTCGTGAACCAAGGGCACAACGTCAGTCTCTTTTCGAATGCGCCACTCATGTGGACTGCACCAGTCGCAAATGCCATCGATCCGCAGGTTCGGGTCCAGTCGGTTGTCGGGTTCAAACCTCAACCGGTGGCGTACACAAACATTCGAACGAATCGTCGTCCGATCATCATGGTTGACGACGTCTACAAAAACCTCAAGCCAATTCGGTACAGTCAGAATTGGGTTCCGGTTCATTATTCTGATCAGGTCAAAGACTGGACCATCCCGACCATTTCCAGTCTTGACGAGTTGATGTACATAGTTAAATACGTGGACGACCAATATACTCATGGATACCCCATCGATGGTGATGACTCCTACTGAGGACCTCTTGTTTTTTGTAGACTCGCACGAGGCGTGGAAATACTGGGTGAGTCGCCCAGATCGTGACCGATGGGCGCTCATTCCCCTCCATCCAGACCTTGAGAGTGGGGGATGGGTCATCCCCCGGGCCTGAAATATTGAGCCGCACTAGCAACTCCAGCAACTTGTGAAATTGTTCGTCTGGTACTGTTATTTGCGCCTGAAAACGCTTTATAGCTTGCGGCTGACGCATACATGAAAATTCCACCAAAAAATAAAGGAATGAACCCCGCGAAACGTCCGTGACTCTGAATCATACCGTCTGATGGATTTTTCGGATCATACATGATATCAACCTTTGAACCATTCTTTAATTTCTTCGATTGCTGAGACAGTGTGAATGTGTTTGAACCGACTGTGTATGTCGCGACACCAGTGCACATATTACCTGAACATGAAACGTTCGAATAGACACCTTTTGTTTTGGCGGTATGCACCTTGTCCCTCCAAAAGAGAATCACGAGTCCAATAATAAAGAAGATAAAGCCGATGAATCCTGTTGCTAACATTCCGCCATAAATTTGAAACTTTCCGTACGCCTCGAGGAGACCCATATATTAGGCGCCGATTTTCATGAGACCGAAAACGATCAGCATAAAGACGAACGAGTGGAGCAAAAGACCGGCTGGTCCTGGACAACCGTCGACCGCCACGGCCCGACCGAGCATCCGACTGGTGATTCGGTACAGCTCGGGGTTGCTCACGACGAAAAACACGAGCGCCGAGTAAAAGGCGTACTTCCACTTGACGAGATCGCTCTTCTTGGCACCACCACAGCCACAGCCACAATCAAGTTTGCGTTCGAGACCCATGCCCATTATTTAAATACTGCCAAGAATTTTTGCAATTTTATTTTGTATATTCGAATTTTGTCTTGGATCATTTGACCCTGAACTTAATTTCCCTTCATTAAGTTTACTTTTAATTATTTGTGTCAAAAGTTTTTTTGAGTTAGATGTGATGCCCATCATAGGATCGTTAATCTCGTTAAGAAAAGCTCTCGCTTGATTCTTTCTGGATATTTGTTCAGCCTTTGTTCTATAACTGTTAATTTCTACAGGCATTCCACTCCTTGTTCTTTCAACTGGTATTGTTGTTTTTGGTCCCGTGATGTTTGTTTGTACATTAAATTGAGGAAGTTGTTTTCGAGCATAACTCACATATCTACTTGCAGTTGACTCTGATTTTTGTTGTTTTACTCGTTCAATTGCTTCTTCAAGTCCTGCCAAAGCCAAATGTTTTGTTTCTTCATTATGATTTCTTAGGATAGCCTGTCTATGTCTTTCAAATGCAGCCAGTTTACTGTTTGGTGTCTTAAACCTAGTTCCATGTTCAATATTTTGTATAATATTATTAGATCCTGTAAGTGACATTCTATGTGTACGTCCAGCCTGTTTACGTCGAAGTGATGCCAGGTTTGTATTTATATTTCTTAATAAAGCTTCATTTACGGTTAAAGTTCTCAAAGTTTCCAACTGTGTTATTTTTTGTTGATTTGTTAAATTGTGTCTTCCCCTGATCGATATTAACTCAGTTCTACGACTTGTATTCGCTCTTGGCGTTGAAGCTACGTTTCTTGTAGTCCGAACCTGAGCCTGAGCCTGAGCCTGAGCCTGAGCCTGAGCCTGAGCCTGAGCCTGAGCCTGAGCCTGAGCCGGAGCCTGAGCCTGAGCCGGAGCCGGAGCCTGAGCCGAACTTCTCAATAGACCTTTCGCAAAAGATGCTGCTCCACTGGCTGCACTACTTATGAGAGTTCCTGTTCCACTGGCTGCACTACCTATGAGAGTTCCTGTTCCGGTGACAAGTCCAGTAGCTCCGGCTTTAATCTTGGCCAAACTTGAATTTGCTGCATTTGCTCTCGCCTTTTCGCGTAGAGCCTCTTGTTGAGCATTCTGCAACTGTTGTCTGAGAATCGGAATTTGACCCTGGTTACCGTCTCTCAGAGCGGCGTTCAGGCGAACCTGTATCTCAGCCTTTTCGGCATTTCGGGCAGATAGATTCCGTGCAGCATTGTTTTTTACTTTCTGCAATTCGGCTGTATGTGCTGCTCGAGCGGCATTGAGTTCTGCCCTGGCTGCATTATGACTAGTTCTGAGTTGATTTAGCTCCTGAGTTAATTTAGCTTTATTTGCTGGAGTTGGGGCAGATTGAATTTGTCTCTGAAGATTTGCTATTCGTGCTTCTTTGGCTGTATTTTGGGCTCTAAGACTTTCCAATTCTCGAGAATGAGCTTCCAACATTCGTGCATGAGCTTCTTCTAAACTTTGTTTTTCAGTGGTGATTCTCGCAAGATTATCTTTAAGTTGAGCAGTGTTTCGACCGGCTGCTTGTGCTGCTGCGAGCTGGGATGCGAGTTTTGCAGCTTCATTTTCTCGTGTTTTGAGACGTGCCTGAAGATTCGCTGATGCAGCCGACACAGAATTTAAAGCCGCTTGATGTTCCTGCGTAGCTCGATCGAGAGCTGCTTGGGCATTGGCGGCTTCTTTTTTTGCGGCATTTCGTTCTTCATTCGATCTAGTTTTATTTGCCGTGATGGTAGTTAGTTTTCTTTTTGTAACACTGAGTTGTGTTTCGGCTGCGGTTTTAGCGGCAATTGCTGAACTCTTTGCTTCTTCTGCAGCAGCTAACGCAGCTGCGTGTTCTGCTGCTGTTGCGTTTGATGCCTTCGCTCTAGCTCTAGCGGCATTCGCATTGGCTTTGGCTCTGTTTGCATTGGCTTTTGCATTGGCAACTTCTTGTCTAAGTTGTTCTTCGAGTTGTTTTTTCGCTTGTTCAGCTTCTTTTCTAGCCGCTTCTGCAGCTGCTGCTGCCTTAGTATTTGCATTAGCTTGTGCCTTTTCAGCAGCCTCTTTTGCAGCAGCTGTTGCTTCCTGTGCAGCTGCTAAAGCAGCTCTGAGCGCCTCAAGTTCTTTTTTATGAGCATCGGTGGCTGCTACATTCGCAGATGGAGTATTTTGTCTTTTCGCTTTAGCCTCTGCGGCATTCGCCGTTCTGGATGCATTCTCAAGTGATGCAAGTCGTCTTTGTAAATTTGCCATCAGAGCACTTGTATTTGATCCTCCTCCAATAACTTTTATGCGAATTCCTCCGGCAATTCCAGTTACATTACCTCTGCCACCACCTCCTTTCCCGTTTCCGTTTCCGCCACCACCTCCTTTCCCGTTTCCGTTTCCGCCACCACCTCCTTTCCCGTTTCCGTTTCCGCCACCACCTCCTTTCC